CTTGAAGAATTATGGACTGGCCTGTATCCTACCTTGTCAACTGGCGGTCGCTGTATTGCGCTCTCTACCCCTAATGGCGTAGGGAATTGGTTTCATGAAGCTTGTATTAAGGCAGAAAGCGGGGAAAATGATTTTAATCTAACCATTTTGCCTTGGGAGGTTCATCCTGATCGAGATCAAGAATGGTTTGATAAAGAGACTAAGAATATGTCCCGAAGACAGATAGCGCAGGAGCTAGAGTGTAACTTTAATATGTCTGGTGAAACAGTGTTTTCTTCAGACTCTATCCAGTGGGTGAAGGATAATGCTGTTCCCCCCAAATATAGGACCGGGTTTGATCGTAACTACTGGATCTGGAAAGAATATGACCCGACAGCAGACTACTTGGTATCGGCGGATGTGGCACGGGGGGATGGAAAAGATTATTCTGTCTTTCATATTATTAGAATTGACACATGTGAAGTGGCTGCTGAATACAAAGGAAAGCTTACACCGGACGCTTTTTCAGAAGTTCTTATTACGGCTGGGAAAGAGTACGGCAACGCCATGTTGGTTGTAGAGAACAATACAGTTGGCTATGCAGTATTGGAGAAACTGATTAACAGGAGCTATCCCAACATATATTATTCTAAGAAAGGAAGTCACGAGTATGTTGAGGGCTATATTGGGGAGCATATGACGAACGCCATCCCAGGCTTTTCCACAACGCAGAAAACAAGACCGCTTGTTATTGCTAAAATGGAGGAGTTTGTAAGAAATAAACTAATTAAAATATATTCAAAAAGAATGATTGCCGAGATGGAGCAGTTTATTTGGAAAGGAGGACGCCCTCAAGCATCTAAAAGCAGTAATGATGATTTGATCATGGCGTGCGCCATTGCGTGCTGGGTTAAGGACACAGTGTTTGCTGAGAGTGTAAAAGCTATGGAATATTCTAATGCATTTATAAATTGTATGGTAAGAAATCCAACAAAAATGAACACAACGATTCCCGGCATGCATGGGTACGCAGAGATAGCTAAAACAGACAAACAAGATCAGTATCGTGAATACTCCTGGCTACTAAAGGGATAACACATGGCGAAGAAAACAGTAAAAAATCCGAATAACCCAACAAGCCGCCTGTATAGGCAGTTAACAAGACTGCTTTCAGGGCCGTTGGCGATTTATGATCAAGAATTGCCACGGCAAATGAAGCGTCGGCAGTATGCCACTTGGGCGGCTGACTTTAAATCTGCCTCAGGGCAACACTTTAAGCGGTCTGACTACAATCCATATGATCAGATGACAGCAAACTATATGGCGAATCAGAATCGTTTTGACCGCTATATTGATTTTGATCAAATGGAGTATATGCCCGAGATTGCAAGTGCTTTGGACATTTATGCCGATGAGATGACGACCTCTAACGACCTCAACGCCATGTTGAGGGTTAAGACGAACAATGAAGAGATCAAAGGTGTTCTAGAAAACCTCTTTTATAAAGTGATGAACCTTGAATTTAATCTTTTTGGATGGTCTAGATCCATGTGTAAGTATGGAGATTATTTCTTATACTTAGATATTGATAGCACAAGTGGGATTAAATATGTTGTTGGCCTTCCTTCAAACGAAATTGAACGTTTAGAGGGAGAAGACAAGATGAACCCCAAGTACGTCCAGTTCCAATGGAATGCGGCTGGGATGACGTTTGAAAATTGGCAGGTTGCACATTTTCGCATTTTAGGTAATGATAAGTATATTCCATACGGGACATCGGTGCTGGAGCCTGCGCGTCGTATTTGGCGCCAGCTCACTCTTATGGAAGACGCAGTGATGGCCTATCGCATTGTAAGGTCGCCCGAGCGCCGTGTTTTTTATGTGGACGTTGGTAACATCCCACCGCAAGACGTTGAACAGTATATGCAAAAAGTTATCACTCAAATGAAGCGCAATCAAATTGTTAATGCTAATACGGGCCGAGTTGATTTACGATATAACCCAATGTCGGTGGAAGAAGACTATTTCCTTCCCGTTAGAGGGGATTCATCCAATACTCGGATAGAGAGCCTTCCTGGTGGAACATATACTGGCGATATTGATGACATTAAGTATTTGCGCGATAAGTTATTTAGTGCGCTAAAGGTGCCGGCTTCGTATCTCTCTCGATCTGATGAAGGGTCCGAAGATAAAACGACACTCGCACAGAAAGACATCCGTTTTGCGCGGACCATACAAAGGCTTCAAAAGTCTATTATTTCTGAGTTGGAGAAGATTGCTATAATCCATCTTTTTACGCTAGGGTATAGAGGAAAGGATTTGTTGAGTTTCAAGCTGGCTCTTAACAATCCGTCCAAACTCGCGGAGTTGCAAGAGCTTGAGCACTGGCGAACCAAGTTTGATGTTGCGTCTGCGGCTACTGAGGGCTACTTCTCTCGTCGCTGGGTGTTTGAGAACATCTTTAATGTTTCGGAGAAAGAAACTCTTCGGATGCAACGTGAGCGCTTCTTTGATAAGAAGCTTGATCTCGCTCTTGAACAGTCTATTAAGGCCGAAGAAGCAGCGATGGGCACTGATCTAACCAGTGGAACCGAGATGGGAGGCGGCGAGTTTGACCTTGGAGGTAGCGAAGATGCTGGCCTTGGGGGGGGCGACGTAGGCGGTGATGAGGGTGGCGATGAAGACGTTCTTCTTGCGAAGCCGGGAGAGGAGGTCACTGAGGTGGACAAGACCAAAGTTAAGCCAGGACAAAGGTATAAAACATCAAAGAGTAAAGGATGGCACCAAAAAGTTAAGTTTGATAAAAGACAGACCTCCGGAAGAAAGAAAGGCCAAAATGCGGCGGCCTCCACCTCAAACGAAGCACGAGGCGGCAGCACTAGGAACCTCTTCCCAGGCTATGGGGAAATGTCTCAATTAAGTTATGGTAAGATTTATGAGACAAAACAATCTAATTATAATGAGGAAGAAGATCATATTTTGAATTCAAAGTATGAATTAGACACATTAATTGAAGGTTTAGAGATAAAACACAATGAAACTGAAGCACAATAAAAAGAGAAACACAGCGTTTTTATTTGAAACTCTTACCAAAGAGTTAACCAAGGCTGTTATTGTTAAAGATGATGAGAAGAAAAAGGCCGTTCTTGACTTGATAAAAGAATCCTTCAAGAGGGGATCTCTCTTGAAGAAGGAACTAGAGATTTATAAATCTATCCTTGAGACGACAGAGCTTTCAGCCAGACAAGCAGAGAAGGTATATCAAGAAGCCTGCCGACAGCGTGATGGCTTAGACACAAAGGCTATTTTTGAGGAACAAACGGAGCTTATAAATAAAATAAATAAGATATTATCCCCGGATGTGTTTGATAACTTTGTTCCTTCATATACTGCGATGGCGACTGCTTATCAACTGTTCAACAATAGTCTAGACCCTAAGAATAAAGTCATACTGGAAGAGCAGGTACTTTTGAATATGGTAGAGAGACCCATTACGGAGTCTCGTGAGTTCAACAAGATTCCTTCTGATAAGCTTGCGATGAAGGTTTATTTTAAGAAGTTCAATGAAGAGTTTAAAGACAACCTGCTTACGGAACAAAAAACACTTCTTCAAAAATATATAAATTCATTTGCCGATAATGGCTTAGAAATGAAGGTTTTTCTGAATGAAGAGCTTTTGAGGATTCGCAACATCATCACTGAAAACCTGGACAAGAATGAAAGTTTTGCCCCCATAGTGGAAACAATTGACAGCTTCAAGGGGCAGTGGATAACGGCAGAGATGCTTAAAAAGATTATGAAGTTGCAATCACTAGCGCAGGAGATAGAGGCGTAATGGGCGTTGCGGTGAAGATAGGCGCTGTTTCCGAAGAGCAGCCCGATGTTAAGGTCACTGTACGCAACCCCGATGCGACTGTTGTTATTAAGAAACAGTTATACCCCGTCAGGTTTAAGATGCGCAAATCACTAGAAGGAAATCTGATGATTTTTGACCATCGTGATATTGACATTGTTGTCATGCCTAAAGATAAGAAGGTTGTCTCTTTTCCAAAGAATGAAATGGGATCTCAAGTTTACGACGCACAGGATAGGATGTTTAGGTTCTTGCATAAGATGGGCGTTATCAAATATGGGACTGTCCAAGGGGGCGCGGTATATAACTCGATGCAAGCTGATTTGCCCACTACGGATGAATATAACGTGGTGGATTTTGTGTTATTCGCCCTGGAAAAGTGGCTCGACGCTGAGCGTCCTTATTTTGAGTTTGAAAAGGCTTTCTATGATAGGTTCGATCAAGAACTTACGGAGCCAGATATTGAAGACTCTACTAATTTTGACCCCAAGCGACAGGCAAAGGAGAAGGGGTCTATTCGCCCCGGCCTGCAACCATATGGCATCACGGCCCTGTATCGTTTGTAGGCATAAATGGAACTTATACACTTTATCCTCGCTTCTTATGGCTTAACTTTCATCCTCCTGTATGGGTCCATCTTTGATTCCATAAGACCCACCAAAGGCAAGTTGGGTGAG